CTTAGCGTTGTCAAAGGAGAGAGCCAACTGGGAACCTTCTAGTTAGGGCGAGCAGTCTTAGCCCATGACGGACGCCACTGGGTAGGGGTAGCCATCTTGGGCAAGTACAGATTAGGAATATTCCACTCTAAAAACCACTGTGCCATAACACAGTCATCTGTTCGAGTGCCGTTCGGGTACTTCGTTACTTCGTCAATCAGTTTCAAGGCTTGGATTTTACCCTCACCTTTACCCGGTAATCGTACCCTACCGAAGCGGTAGTGGCTTTGTAACACGGTCACACCGAGGGTTTCGTCCGTTTTGTTGATGGCATTAGTGTTGTGCGGAATGATCTCCACGCCACGCATCTGACGCCATGTTTTCACCGTGTCGTACTGGAGCATGAACCGCTGGGCCGCGTTGTTCTCTACAATCCAGTACTGAATCGGGAAACCCAGAGACTCGCTCAGGTTTTGCCAATCTTCCATGATGCCGGTGTAGCGGCCCTCGTTTACCTTGTAGTCAAGGAAAGTACTGGCTTCCATCTTCTGCCGGACTAGGCAAAGCAGGAACCGCTGGTTAGACTCAGGGTGATACAGCCAGCATTGGACTGACCAGAACATGGTAGGGCTGGGGTCAGCCGTTGCTACGACTAGACAGTCACGGGCACTCAGGCCGCGGGGAATGTCCCATGCATCTCGATCCTTGTCAATGCAACCAGCGTTGTCACCGTGGCCCCAGACCCATTCGGGCTTTACTAGGACTTCGGACGGGTCAAGGTCTTCTTGCTGGTAAACGATTGCGTAGCTGTCCGCTCGGTTTGCCATAAGCGAACTAATCTCTCGCCAGCCAATCCTGCGGGGGTCCAAGAGACACCCGATGGGATAAGGCTCAGAAATACGTTTGTGGTGTTTCGGGTCACAGCGATCCTCATAATGTGCTCGGTAGAGCAGATGTTGGTATTTTTTGTCAGTGCGTAGTTTAGCAACTTCTTCTTCTGACAAACCGTTATTGAGGAGTTCTTCTTCATCGTCAAGGGGTTGCTCCATGTCCAGAGCAAAGCGGTACAGGTCGTCGGCTGACAGTCGCTGACCGATCAAGGCAAGCATGCCGTTAGGTTCTAGGCGGGACTCAGCAATACTCTGCCAGTCGTCCTCAAGCTTCTCCTTCATGTCGGCGCTACGAGTGTTCTTAGAGGTCACAACGTCGTCCCAGAAACAGCCATTGAAACGACCACCGAGGTAGCCAGAGTCAATACCGTAGGCCGACAGGGTAGGTTCCTTTTCAGTGGTGCCACCCTTATCTTCTTGCTGTTCCACAATGAACTGCTCGCGGGTCCACAGGTCACGCTCTACCGGCTTGAACCGCCCAAAGTCCAGCGACATGGTGGACTCAGGGGTAGTGGCAAGTCCGTGAGCCATAAGGTCATCGTCGGGCAGCTCGATAACCACGCGCTCAAGGGACTTGCGGATACGGCCCGCCATGTTGTTGGCAACCTTCTGAGTGTGCGAGCCCAGTAAGAGACGTACTCCACGGTCACGGCAAATGATCCAACAGATAAGGTCGTGGATTAACGTGGTCTTACCGGAACCGGGGGGCATGTTCATAACGACATACTCCTTCTCCGGTGACTCCAACAGACCCACAAGAGCAAGCCCAGCCTCGTTCTGCCACGGGGTAGAGACACGCCCGAAGTATCGGCGCCGGAAGTAGTCAAAGTCCTCTAGGGCTCGTTTAGCCTCGGCTGAGAGTTGCTCGTAGGGCTTGGGGCCTTCAAGGGTGGCAATGACCTTTTGCTCCCGGTAGTCACGCTCGTTAGACTTGGCATCGTCAGCAACGCGCAGGTTCTTGGCAGCCTTCTCCAGCCGGTGTCCGGTAGCCTCAGAGAACTTAGCCTTGGACGCAGACTGGGCAATGGAAAACCCTGCCGATCGTGCGGCAAAGTACTTCTTACGCTGGACTGGGGTTACTGCCATTAGTCCAGTGCTTCTGCCATTAGCCCCCGCATACGGTAACGCTGGGCATCATCGCTAGTAATAGAGAACACGCCGGTACCACCGTCGGAATAGTCCTTGACGGCTACCACTAGAACATAGTCCTCGACCACAGGCATTGACCACGGGGCGCTCTCGGAGTCAACGTCCATAGGCAAGTTGGTCAGGAACGCCGGTAAGTTGCTTTCGATCCATGACTTGAGCGAGGTGGCGAGGGGGTTACTCATCTTGAGCGGCTTTGTGCTGGTGGAACCAGCGGTAGCAGTTGCGACCATAGACAAAGGCGTAGAAAATACTGGCCGTACAAAAGCCGTACTGTTGCGTAGTAAAACCGTAGATTGTCCAGAGCACAGCGTTGCCCAGCAGGATTATCCAAGCCCACCAGATTCTGTGTCCGGCAAGAATGACCCCGAATAAACCGATGCCCTCAAGCCACCAGCTCCACATTACTTCTTCTTCCGCTTCGCTTTACCGGCAACATTCAGTGCAATAGCGATTGCTTGCCTCTGGGGCTTGCCAGCCTTCATTTCGGTTTTGATGTTGGCTGATACTGTCTTGGCTGATTTGCCTTTTTTGAGTGGCATTGAGTTCTCTCCATAGAGCTAGGGCGATGACGCCGTAAACGATACTATCTAACAGACTATCTTCAACAGACTCGTTGGCTAAGTTACCCTCGGTCACAAACTTTTGAAGTCGGCGTGTCTTGTCCTGCTGGCGGGTCAAAGCACCCACCCAGCCGGGTATGCCAAACGCTTCGCTGGCTCGAACGTTGGCGTATGGATCATCGGTGCGCCCATAATCCTGACGTTTCTTAATGTGCATTTCTCGCATCTCGTCAATGATTTGGTCAAACGAATCGGTCATACTATTTCCACATCATGTCGGTATTCACAGCTTGAGCATAAAGGCCCAGACTTAAGATCAGCATCGGTCAAACGTTCAGTTGCGCCCCAACCCCATTTGCACTTCTTTTCTGGCAAACCAGCCGCAGCAACTTCTACTTCAAGATGACGAATCTCGTCTGCTACCTCTGGAAAAAACATTTCAATCTCAGAAAGTTCGTCCTTGTGAGCAAAGGCACCGCAAAGGCACTCACCGGACATGTGGATTAAGTCTGAGACTTCGTTTCTGGGAACATCACCATGGTATTCGCGGTAGGTCTGGAGATCGGTTTTAGTCCAGTTGACCAATGGGCTGATAAAAACAATGCTACCTACGCGGTCCATTTCGGGTACGTTGGCGCGGCGTGCGCTCTCAGTACGGCGACGACCTGCCAAGAACACCACACGCTGTTGGCGCGGACGAGTCACAAACTCTTTACGGGCCTGACGTAAGCAACGCTCCTTAAGACGCTGGTACATCTTGTAATGCATACCGGGTCCGGGAAAACCTTGGTCTAGCACCAAGTCTCGATAGGTTGAGCCCTGCGGCGGGTAGTACTCCTTAAGCGGCAAATCCCAATCGCGGCAAGTGTCTCGAACAAACTGGCGTGTCTGTTCAATACCGATAGTGGTGTTAGCGTGAACTGCGCAAGTAGCCGTATCTTTAAACAAGTGAGCAAGAACAGTCGAGTCGTTGCCACCTGAGTACAAGACACAGATAGCCGCTACCTCGCGCTTGTCCTTAAGGATCATGTCCTTAATACCTTGCTCCAGCAAAACATGTGATTCTTTCACCAATGCCAGCATGCGTAATACTCGCTCGGTACGGCCCAAAGCCTGAACCTCAAGTTCGGTCATCGCTAAGTCGCTCACTGGGCAATCTCCTGTGGTTTGTAGCAGTCGGGAATAAAGACTCGGTGGCCCTTGGTACTAAACCAGATACCACCTTGCTGTACTTCTACGTTGTCGCACTTGCCGCAGACAAACAAGCCCTTGGGTCGGTAGGTGTGGCTGGTGGCAATGTGCTTGTCCACTTGCTCTAGAAAGTTCATCGGCTTGCCCAAAAACACCAAATGGCAAACACCATCAAAGCGGACCAGACAGCCCAGAAGCCTTGCACGTCAGTCATAGTTCTATTCCGCACTCAGGGCAGAATGTCATGTACACACCCTTGTAGCCACCATGATTCTCACAACCTTTATTATGATATCGCTGTATTAAAGGTTCTGCGGCTTTGCGTCCTCGACGGTGGCCCACCTTCCAACCACGCTTAAACCCAAGCTCATACGCCCATCGTATGTCACGAATCATCATGCTCCCTTATTGAAACTCCGTAGGTACAGGTCCAGTGTAGCGTGATCCGGTGGCGTCTGCTGGGAGCTTGAACTTGGCTCCACAACTGCAATACACCCAGACCTTGGTAGAAACGAGTAGTTCCCATTTGTGTGTGTGCGTCATAGTCATGCATCTTAGTACCTACCGCACCCTAAAAAGTTATTTAGAAAAAATGAGGTATGGCGGTACACAGTAGAGGGAGTGCTTACCAGTGATCTCCATAGCTTTACGGATCGTCAGCACCGTAGGTGCAGACTTGTCGCACCCGGCTAGGTATCCCATGGCAACCCCAGCACCGGCCCCGATTGCCCCGTAATGGCCCCGGTAGATTGTGACCCCGCCCTCGTCGGACACCTCGGTGATTGCCTTGCGCGTCACCAGCAACAAGCTCCAGCCACTCAGGTTGGTTTGCTCCAGAAGAATGGTCAGCAACTTGTGGGGGTCACTTAGCCCAGAACTCCTTGCCACCTCTATCGCTCTAAATGAACCGACGCCG